GTATATGTGGCATTACCATCTGAATCAATTTCGTAACCTGTCATTTTGGCTGTAAGTTGCTTTGCTCTGTCAGAAAATGAATTTGCATAAGATTCCGCTGAGTCATATCCTGCCTGTTGCCAATTTGAAGCTGCATCGTCTCCTAATTTACGCATTGCTACTTCAAAATAGTTTACCGTCTCAAGGAAATCCATTGAGGATTCAACGACTTTCCATGCTTCTTTAACTCCACGAATGATTAGAAAAAAATTAGCGTAGAACGACCCTGCTATTTGTGAAAAACTTCTGAATCCTTTGCGTGATCTTCCGATGGATGACGTAAGTGTATTAAATGCTCTTGATAACAGCGATGTTTTCTTAGTCGCATCGCCACTATCCGCACTTGGGATCGAACCTGCTCTTGCACCTTGGGACGCTAAATTGGCGATTGCATTGGTCATCTGAATAAGATTTCCGCTAACAGCAGGAGCTTTTGATAGTGTAGACATCATTTCATTCAATGCCTTTGAAATTCTCGGCATATTCGCAATAGCTTTATCTATGTTCTTCCCACCCAATTTAGATATGTTGTTAGCTACGCTTCCTAAATCCTTGGCATTTTGAGAAACAGCACCAAGCTGATTCATTCCAGATGCTAAAACACGAATATTCTGTGCGGTCTTTAGCATGTTAGAGGTAGGGATTCCGCTAATTGCTTTTATACCGTTTGCAAGATGCTGGAAGCTATTAGCATTTACGCCAGATAATCCAGCACTCGCCTTTGAAATCTGCTCAATGCCATTCGCAAATCCGGCTAGATTACTTCCGTTTATTTTTCCAATGGATGCACTTACGCCATCCAATTTTTTAATTAATGTGTCAAGTGCTGCAACTGCTTTCGTAGCCTGTGTTTCAATTGCAATATCTAAACGGTCAATCTCTGCTCCCATACTTCCCACCAACTTCCTACAGTTCTCTAAGGTCAGTGACTACCTTTCTACGCGATAGCCAGTTAAAAAGAATAGACGCTGTGACACGCCTACTCCTTATCTTCATCAAATCTTCTGTTAAATTCTTCTATCCAAAGTTTAAACTTTTCTTCTGGCGATAAGGTTTTTTCCTTTTTCGCAAGAGACAGTGGTTTCTTTGGATATTTCGTATGCTTGTTGAAACAGGATGCAATTGCCTGCTGCACATATAAACCATTGTAGTATGCTGATACATCCAATAGTTTTAACTGTTCCTGTTTCTCCTTGATGTAATTATCCTGATACATATACATGTACTTTGGGTTAAGCTCCCAGAATATATCCAATGGAATTTCCATTCGCAGTGCAGCCGGGAGCCATACATCATCAATTAGGCTGGAGAAGGTTACTCTCCGCTCTCCAATGACTTCTGTTCCGTCTTCTGCAATGTAGATTTCTTCGTATTCTTCGGTTTCTCCTCCGCTTTGTCCAGACCGAGGAGCTTCTTGAAAAAACCACTGCTCTGTACCGCTTCTGCATATGCTTTGTAAATATCTTCAAGTGTTCCACCGCCCATAATGTGCTGTTCTACCAAGTAATCCGCTTGTTCAGCATCACAATTTGCCACAACTGCGGTAAATGCCGATACGGCTGTGAAGATATATTTTCTGTCAATTAAACCCTCTACGGGCAGTCCCATTTGCTCCATCCTTCTTGAATGTGCAAAACTTAATTCCGGAACCTGATATGTTTTGTTGTTGATTTTTACTGTTGCCATAAAATTTTCCTCCAATCAATCTTAGCTTGCTTCGCCGACTGAAATCTTTGTGGAAGGTGATACGGAAAGGGTCATCTCACGGATGCCATTTACCTCGCCCTCATTGATGTAAACTGCATGTTGTCCATCCCATGTGGCTACGCCATCTACTCCATCTTTTCCCATCTTCAAACGGTACTTTAATGCTTTTCCTGCTTTTGCTTTTACTGTTGTATAAGCTGCTAAAGTGTAATTTGCTGTAAATTCCATAGCATCCATGGACTGTACACCCGGAACAAAGGTTTGAGATTCATCTTCCAAATCTGTTGTCTCTAACTGATCCGGTGCTCCACCTAATGCCGGGTAAGACTTAATCTTGCATAACTTTGACCATGCCGTTCCATCTTCACTTACTTCCAAAGTAGTTCCAATCGTGTTTACCGCTTTTTTTTCTGCTTCTGCCATAATATTTTCCTTTCTACCGCTATCTGTCTGCGGTCAGCGAACGTCTCTCGAATTAACGTCCGGTGCATAAAAATAAGAGCCATTAGGCTCCTTGGTTTCATTTATGTGCTCCCGACATTTATATCGGGACCATTTTAATTTGTCTCCTTTATCTCATCTCCATCTGCATAAATGCGTTGAAATCTTGCAACCCAACGGCTTACATTCGGGTCTGCTGCATTAGCAACAGGTAACGGACCGGCTTTACACTGCCAACCATACTTAAGCATAATTTCTTTCGCCTTACTGCAAATCGAATAGCAAGTGTTATCCGCAAGACTTCCGGTTGCATATGCCGATATGGTAATCATTGGTGTCTGCGAACCCTCGTTACCTTCCAAATCATAATTTCCACCGGATATATCACTCAAGGCTACATCGCAATATGGGAAATCTGCTTGCTTTGGAGTAATATACCTCCCGACCTTGCATTTGGGATATTCTTTTTTTATTTTTTTCTCAAAGTGTGTGTAAAATGTATTCCATTCAAATGACATTACTTGAACACCTCCCTCGCAATTTTCACAACTTTCTCTTTTAATTCTTTCCCGGCATTATACATTGGCATCTTCGGAGAAATACCGGTTGAATAGTGCCATTCGCCCTGTAAGTCCATGTACCACCATCCCGGTTCATTTCCATGCGTGCCGTATGTTCCAGTTCCAACACCCGGAATGTTCGCCGGATTCTGTGCCGGAAGTCCCGCACCGAACTCTAGCATGAGCGCCGGAGAGATCTCTTTGCTCTGCACACCATCCTGATTCTGCCATTTGCTTACAATCTTCTGTGAATCTTCCATGAAAAAGATTGCCTTGCATCCGGCTTTCTCTGGTGTGATTTCAGAGGATAAACGGATATACTTTCCGAATCCGCTACTGCCGATATGTGCCTGCGCTATCTGAATACCCTCATTGCAAAGTCGCTCGCATAGCTTTTCACACTTAGAATCAAGGCTGTTTTGGTACGCTCGCAACTCTTTGATTGCTTTGTCAATTTCGGCTACGGATAAACCGAATGAAATAGTCTTACTCATTCAGTAACCCCGCCCGTTTTGCCACTTCAACGGTTTTTCTTATACCCTCTGAAACACTCTTTATTGCATCGGTTGCGTCTTTGTATTTTTCTCCGATATATTCGACGCCATTATCGCCCCAAATCATAGAACGTGGCATAATCCCACCTGTTTGTAATGGCGGAATACTCGGAATCGGCATATCAAGAATCCCTAACTCCGAATACACCTTAAAAATTTTCGGGGACTGGATGGCAAACCAATCAACCATTTCCTCATTCTTCGCCCATGCACTGCCATGCTGATTTGAGGAATCGGATAATCCACTCTCATTCAAGAATGCGTGCATGATTTCGTGTCTTAAGGTTCTCTTTCGATATACCTCTTGCTCTTTTTCATCCATGCCAGAGAAATAATTTTCCTCTGACATATCAGCAATCACAATCAGCTTGCTATCTTCTCCGCAATATCCAGCCAGTTTATTTTTCTCCAAATAACTGTCCTCTGATACTTTGTGGGTTTCAATCCGATATTCAGTTCCAAGAATATTGATTTTTCTGTTTTCCATATCAACCCTCCGGCAATTCCTTAATCGCAATCACAATCCCATTCAGACTTTTCGCTGGCGGTGCGGCAACCTCATAATTGGCACTATCGCCATTCACAGAACCATCCTCATTGTATTGTGGTTCACAGCCAATCCATAGCCGTGTCAGCTTGGTAATTGGGCAATCCATATCACAAGTTGAAATTGTCCGGGAATAGTCAACGCTACTTCCGAACACGTCAGCCTGCACATCGCCCTTGCCTGCGGAAATGTTGGCATAAAAAAGAACCGGGTCATTATAACCTGGTTCTGTTCCTATCTCGACAGGGTTTTTCTCTCCGTCAATCTCTATGTACTTGATATTTCCGTCCTCGTCACGGTCGTATACCTTTTTCTCGGCATCGTAGGTGGCGTAATAGAACGGTTGTTTATTCTTTTTCAGTGAACGCATATTTTATCCTTATAATATATTACTCAAAATTTCCAACCATACTAATTTCTTTTAGCAGTTCCTTGTACTCTTCTTTTATATCATCCGCTTCATTATCATAAAACTCTCCTATATGTATTGCCAGAATGAGCATTTGAATAAAAACATCTTTTTGTGTAGTCTGTACCTCATATTCAAGGTTGTAAAGACTATAATATGTTTCTATAATTTTTTCTACAGTTTTTTTCTCCAATACCTCATCCAATAAAAGAACTCTTTCTCTCCAATTACTATCTAAATAAAATTTTGTATTTCTTATAACATCAATATACACTCCTCTTGTGCTACTTCCACCTTGAATTGCAACTTCCATAAACAATATTTTTGCAAATGACCTATTCA